ATCCCACACTAAGTATTCGTTTCTGTTTTCAAAACGCAAACAACAAACTTAGTAAAGCTAAAAGAAGTCTGACGTATTGGCAATGGGCTGAACGTCATGGCTTCCTTTGGTGTAACAAGACTATCCCAAAAGAATGGTATGACAAGTAAGTACAAGAGCAAAGAGCCTTGCCCTGAGTGCGGAAGCAAAGATAACGTAGCTGTTTATGATGATGGTCATAAGCATTGCTTTGGATGCGGATGGCAATATCAACCAGGTAAAGATAAGCCAACTAAAACATTTACACCAATGAAGAAACAATGGAAGCCTTTAGTTGCATCCCCTTGCGAACTACCTAAACGTGGAATCACTAAAGAAACTTGCGAACTATTTGGTTATGGTATTGCAAATTTTAATGGAGCTGATTGCCAAGTAGCTAGCTATAAAAGTCAAAGCGGAACACTAGCTGCACAACATATAAGATTTAGAGACAAGAGATTTATATGGCAGGGAGAGTTAAAAGATATAAAGCTATGGGGTCAGGATTTATGGAGACAACATAATACTGGACAAACATTTGTTGTCATTACTGAAGGAGAGATAGATGCAATGTCTGTATCCCAGGTGCAGGGTAACAAGTTTCCTGTAGTAAGTTTGCCTTCGGGAGCGCAATCTGCTACGAAGTATGTAGCTGCAAATTTATCATGGTTATCTCAGTTTGTCCGTATAGTTATTTGTTTTGACTCGGACGCACCTGGTTTGGATGCTGCCGAAAAGGTTGCAAAAGTCCTACCTACTGGCAAGGCAGCTATCGCTAACCTACCAAGAAAGGATGCTAATGAAATGCTCCTCGCAGGGGAGGGCGAGCTACTCAAGGACTTACTCTGGAAGGCAAGCCCTGTCAGACCCGACAACATACACTCTGCCTATAATTTATGGGAAGATTTAATTAAGGAAGATACCTCTAAGGTATGTAGTTATCCCTTCCCAGAATTAAATAGGATATGTTGTGGCTTTCGTAAGCAAAGTTTAACTACTATCTGCGCTGGAACTGGAGTCGGCAAGAGCCTACTCTGTCGAGAATTGGCTCATCATTTTTTAGTTAACGGACTTCGAGTAGGGTGGATTGGATTAGAAGAAAGTAGCAAGAGAAGTTTACAGGGCATACTATCTATTGCAGTAAACAAACCATTACACCTGGACGAGAAAGCAATAGACCAGGAAGAACTAAGACAAGCGTTTGATTATTTATTTAGCGACAATAATTTTATACTGTTACAACACTTTGGTTCTCTTGACCCTGACCGATTGATAGATCAGATAACATACATGGCAACTGGCGAGGAGTGTGACGTTATATTCCTGGATCATATTTCCCTGGTAGTGAGTGGACTAAGTGATGGGGATGAGAGAAAACAAATAGATGTATGCTGCACCAAGTTAAGACAAGTGGTAGAAAAAACTGGAGTAGGTTTAGTTATGGTTAGTCACTTAAGAAGGACGGATGGTAAGCCAGCCGAGGAGGGAGGAGACGTTAACCTACAAAGTTTGAGAGGTAGCAGTTCCATAGCCCAGCTAAGTGACCTCGTAATTTGTGGCATTAGGTCGCAACAAGATACAGCAACATCAAACGAACTACAGTTAAAAGTATTAAAGAATAGACATAGCGGCACATTAGGTCGAGCAGACAAGCTCGAATACAACGAAACAACTGGCAGATTATCTGCTTCCCTTACTGATTTTTTATTATGACTTTATTAATTGACGGAGATCACTTGGCTTTTACTGCTGCTTGTGCAGTAGAACAAGTAGTTGAATGGGAGACTAATGTATGGACTACTCATTCTTTCTTAAGTGATGCAACAAAAGTAGTTAACGCAAAGCTAAATGGCTTCATTGATATAGCTGAAGATAAAGATGTTGTAATGACATTTAGTTCTTACCCTACATTTAGGCATGAAATATACCAGGACTATAAAGCAAACAGAGTAACTAAGCGGAAGCCTACAGTATTTAAACCATTAATAGAATGGATGGAACAGGAATGGGAGTCAATAAGATATACAAACTGCGAAGGGGATGACGTACTTGGAGTACTAGCTACATCAAAAGCATACCCTGATCCAGTTATTGTAAGTGTTGATAAAGATATGAGAACTATACCTTGCAAGCTATTAGCTGGAGACGATCTCGAACTAATAACTAAGAGACAAGCTGATAGAAATTGGATGAAGCAAGCGTGTAGTGGAGATCCGACTGATAACTATAAAGGTATTCCAGGAGTAGGCATGGTTGGGGCTGAAAAAATTTTAGGGGATAGCATTAAGTTGGAAGATATGTGGCAGAAAGTAGTTGAAGCGTATAAGAAACAGAACTTAACTTATGCTGACGCACTATTAAATGCCAGGCTGTCGAGGATACTACGTCAAGAAGATATTAATTTAAATACAGGTAAGATTAAATTGTGGTCGCCAAAGAAAAAATCATAGATCAAGTGGGTTTTTCTTTTTCTTTTTAGGAAAGCCAGCTTGCATATTGGAATAAGCCTTTGATGATATAGTGCTATCCTTCTTACTTCTACTTGTACCAGCTTTCTTTCTTTTGTTTATATTGTAATACAACCCTTTCTTAGCCATAGTAATTAAAGTAGTATGTCTATAACTTAGCATTGTTTATGGAAGCTGACGACTTATTTCCTCCTATTGATGAAGCATTAATTAGAAAGTTAAATGAAATATATCCAGAAAAATGTCCTGATCTTGATATTAAAGATCGTCAGATATGGTATGACTCTGGACAAAGAAGTGTGGTAAAGATGCTAATTTCCGTTTATGATGAGCAAAGTAACATATCAGGGAGCTAGTTATGTGCGGAGGAGGAGGTCGTCCACCCGATAGATCGGAAGAAACTCTTAGGTTGCAGCGTGAACAAATGGCTGAACAGAAGAGACAGTATGAACAAACTAGAACAGACCAGGCTGACAGACAAGCCGAGCAAGAAAAGATTGCTACTGCTCCATCTGCTCCCCCACCATCTGCAACAGCTCAACGTCCAGCAGCAGCACTTGAGATACCAGGAGGAAGTGCAGGCTTAGGTGCAGCTCAACAACGTAGAGGTTATGGAAGAAGGAGATTAAGAACTGATTTACTTTCTGGATCAGGTTTACAAATACCTTAAATAAATGGAAGTCACACTAACAAGTGACTTGGATGCTACTGGTAAGTCTTATTCGTCAGACGAAAAGAAAGGAGTTACAGTTGCGTCTAAGTACGAACAACAAAAATCTAAACGTAATCCTTATGCGGATATAGCAAGGAAGTGTGCAGAGGTTACTATACCTTTTGAATTTCCAGATACACAATATTCTGGATCAGCCAGGGCAAGGATAACTACACCTCATCAAAGTGTAGGAGCAAGAGGTGTTTCTAATATTGCTAACAAGCTAGGTCTTAGTCTCTTCCCTCCCAACACAAGTATGTTTAAGTTGGAGATAGATGACTTAGCATTAAGACTTCAGGATGTTGATCCTCAACAAAAGACAGAGTTAGATAGTGCTTGCGTGAAGGTAGAGTTAGCAGTTAATACTATGCTCGAAACATTATCTGCAAGAGCAGCATTGTATGAAGCATTTAAACAATTAGTTATTGCAGGGAATGTATTGCTATATGTAAATCCAACTGGTATTCGAGTATTACATCTTGAAAGATTTACAATCACTCGTGACCCAATGGGTAATGTAGAAGAAATAATAATAGAAGAAGAAGTAAATCCTAAGTTACTTCCAAAAGGATTTCTTTCTACTCCTGACGCAAAACAATACGATAAAGATTATGGGAAGAAAGATGTAAAAATTTATACTTGCGTTAAATACAAAGATGATAAGTGTCATTGGTATCAAGAGGTAAAAGGTAAACCAGTTCCAGGGACTAATGGTATGAGTCCGAGGGAATGTAGTCCATTTATACCCCTTCGGTTTCAGCAGATGGACGGAGAAGACTACGGACGTTCATACATTGAGCAATGGTATGGCGACCTTTCTGCTCTTGAGAATTTATATCAGGCAGTATTGGAAGCTAGTGCAGCTATGAGTAAAATTTTATTTATGGTTAATCCTAATGGCACTACAAGACCAAGAGCATTAAGTAACGCAGAGAATGGAGCTATCATCCAGGGCAATGCTGCTGACGTTACAGTTCTCCAAAGCCAGGGCAAGTTAAATGATATGAGCCTGGCAAACAATACTATAGATAGGATCGAAGCCAGGCTTGAGTTTGCTTTCTTGTTTAATAGCGCAGTACAAAGACAAGCTGAAAGAGTTACAGCCGAAGAGATCCGCTATGTTGCTGAGTCATTAGATGAAAGTCTAGCTGGTTTGTATTCTGTATTAACCCAGGAACTACAACTACCTCTAGTTCGTAGGTTGATATACATAATGCAAAGAACTAACAAGATACCAGAGTTTCCTAAAGGACAAGATGGAAAAGATTTAATGATGCCTAAACCAGTTACAGGTTTAGAAGCTGTAGGTAGAGGGGATGACAGGAATAAGTTAATCGAATTTATGGGAGCTGCGACAGATACATTAGGCAAAGAAACAATAGAAAAGTATATCAATATGGAAGAAGCCTTAAGAAGATTAGCTGCAAGTAGTTCTATTGATGTAACTAACCTGGTTAAGACTTCGCAACAGTTACAAGAAGAACAACAGGCAGCAGCACAAGCACAACAAGAAATGCAGCAACAAGAAATGATGGGTAATATGATGACAAGCCCTGCTGCTGGTAAAATAGCAGACAATCTAACACAACCTGGAAGTCCTTATGGCAATCAAATCCAACAAAACCTCGGAGGTGGAGAACAAGGAGACGCTGTCTCTGGAATCATCCCAACCGCCAATTAGTAAAACTGAAGTAGTTTCTGACCAACCGAGAGAAATTATTATTACACCAGAAATGGTTGAAGAATTTAAAAACAATTAATTAATTATGCCAGAACCAATTACTATTACCGACCAGGGTACTCCTTCTTTATCAGAAGATAACCAAGCTGCATTAGAAGAACTAAAGCAAGCCGAAGCGGATCTTGAAAAAGAGAACGCTGTAACCCAGGAAGAACAGTTAATCGGAGGAGAGTTTCAATCACAAGAAGATTTACTTGCTGCTTACCAGGAACTAAAAGGAAAGCAAGAGCAAGCTAGTTCTTCAGATGAACCGCAAACTGCTCAAGAGATTTACGGAGAGACAGTTGGCAACAAGCTCGAAGAAGCTGGAGTTAACTACACCAAGATCAATGAGTACTGGCAAGAGAACGGAGAGATTACAGACAAGCATTACAAGGAGCTGGAGAAAGCTGGCTTCCCTAAAGGTATAGTTGATGCACACTTGGGAGGTTTAAAGAACCAAGCTAGTGTATATGAATCTGACCTGGTAGAAATTAAGAATACCTATGGAGGAGAGGAAGCCTTTACTTCCATGCAACTTTGGGCAAGAGACAATTTAACTGACGCAGAAAAATCTGCTTATACTGCTGGTATAAATAGTGGTGTATTGGAAACAGTTAAGCTAACTGTTGCTGGACTTCATGCCAGGTACAGTAATTCTGTTGGTAGTGAACCTGATCTTATTTCTGGTAAGGCTGCTACATACTCAAGTGATAAGTTCGAGAGTACTGCTCAGTTAGAGGAAGCAATGAATGATCCTCGATACAGAAAAGATCCAGCCTTTAGAGCAAAGGTAGAAGATAAGTTAGGTAGGTCTAGTATTTTTTAATCGGCAGATTAATCCTTAGTATCTCCACTATGGTTTAGGATATTTGTCTTTAGTTGCTTTGATAGTAGCCTTCCAAGCATCTATGCCTTCATGGTATATTTGATCGAATTGTTGTGCTGTTGATGGATATTCTTTTTGTCTTTTGTTTTGATAATCTTGTTTTGTAAATTCAGCTTCTACAACAGTCATATCAATAGTAATTTCTTTGTTGTCTTTATCAAATGCTTTATAAGCATCTGTATCTAAATCTTTAGTTACACTTACAGCATCACTATACAAATTATAAATACAAGTAGTTTTATCAATCATGGTGTTACCTCCCAAGCTACCATATAACTACCACTATACCCATAATAAGCTGTCCCAGAACCATCAGTAGCGTGTCTAGTTTGATATGTTATTTCATTAGTTCCGGGACTTGAGTGAAACCAAAATAAAACATGGCTAAATGCAAAACTTGAGTTATCTCCATCATCACCAAGTTGCATATATCTTCCGTTAGCTACACTGCCACCGATAGAATAAGTCAGCATATGTTTCCATGATCTACCACTTTGATTATTACCACCGCTAGTTTGATTCATAATAATTATTTTATTACTATTACTGGTTGGTGTTATTACTAAAGTATGACCAGTATCCGTTAAATTTGAACTTGATGTTGAATGTTGCGAACTATAGTATGAAGTTACACATTGTATTACCTTACTTGTAATTCCTGTTAGTGAAGATCCATCAATAGCTGGTAAAGCTCCTGTTAATTTAGAAGCAGCCATGCCATTTATCTTTGCATCTGTAACTGCATTAGAAGCAATATTACCAGCAGCTATTGTGCCGCTACCAATCTTAGCTCCTGTAATAATAGAGTCTTGTATTTTATTTGCATTGTTAATTGCACCAGCAGCTATCTTTGCTCCTGTTACTGAATCAGTTGCAAGCTCTGTAGCTGTTATATTGCCAGCAGCAATTTTAGCTGTTGTAACTGCGTCATCCCCTAGCTTGGCAGTACTGACCGCAAGATCTCCTAGTTTAGCCGTTGTAACTTGACCTGTGTTTATTTTGTCACTAACAATAGCGTTTGTTGCTATTTCTGTACTACCTACAGCACTAGCTCCTATCTTAGCATTAGTAACTGCATCATCAGCCAATTTAGCTTCTGTTATACTTCCATCTGCTACAGAACCAGATATACTTAACTGCCCTGCCATACTGCTATGACTACTGCATTGGTAGTACAAAGTATCAGGTGCATCATGCGGTACTGTAAATACTATCTCTGTACCATTACCTCCACCATTATTAGTTACTCCTGTATTGTAGGCATCATTCGTACCACCATTAGCAATACTGGTTTTTATATAGAAAGGGTGTCCACCTGATCTATTCTCAAAGATATAAGTATGACCTCTGCTAAGAGTTAACGTAGGGTCATTTACTGCACCTGTAAGACCTTTACCTGTAAACGTATAGTGATCTGTACCACTAGCACCTAAGACATATCTAAGGGTGTCTTCAATAGCCCTTGATGATACTTGTGTTAAAGGCATGATTAGCTAGGTTTTGGATTGTCTGTTTTTATTTTTGTAATTGCATCTTTCCAAGTAGTTGTACCATTGAGAGCATCTTTATACTGCATATCTAGCTGCTCTTCTATTGGTAAATAAGCTACTTTTCGATTTTCACGAACTGTTTCTTCAGCTATTTTAGCCGTTACTTCTGCCCAAGTTGGTGCTGTTACACCATCTGGAAACATACCTTCTACAGTATCTTTAATTTTAGCAAGACTACATAATTTGTTGTCTGCCTTAAGAGCATTATATTCTGCTTCGGATGTTGGAGGATCTCCTGCATAGCCGTTATATTTTGAGAAATCATTGTTTAATAATTCTCGAATTGCTGTATCAAAATAAGCCATAATTAATTACCTAATGTATTCAATAACACGAAGAGCAGAACCAGTACCTTGACTATATCTACTTGCTGTTCCGCTGTCGCTATTAGTTGGGTTTATTACTGATTGCCACCTATGGTCATCATTTGGAAGATACCAAGTTATATTTGATGTTCCAGCAGCTTTACTAGAAAATACCATTTGAAAATTAAAACCCATTTGATAAGTTACACCACCGTAATCTCTTGACCAAGATTTATATTCATAATGACTACCCCATACTATTGCACCTTGTCCTACGTTATTGCCGTAACTTTCATGCGCCCAGATAGTACCATCCATATATAAATCAGTTTCCGTACCACCTAATTTTGTAAAACTACCCCAGTTCAGATATGTACCTGTGCCACTAGGCGTAGAACGAGTAGTATTCATAAAAGTTTTTATTTGTTTAATTTTACCGCCTTGACCCCAAGACAAAGAAGATCCATCTGTCTTAAGAACTTTATCGGCATTACCTGATTGACTAGGTATTCTATCTGGTACACCTTGAGCTACTAAATTCCAAGATGCGTGTATAGAACCACCATTAGCTGGTGCATTACCTGTAGTGTTAGCTACAGCTATATATGTAGAAGTATTTTGTAAACCTCCTACTGTGTCTGTGTAGGCTACAAGATCGTCAACTGTGTAAGCGGTTGCGTTGTTGTAAGTACCTTTCCAGACTTGTTTAATTTTGCCTAGGTCAATAGTTGCCATAGTTAAATCGTTGCGATTAATTTACCATTTGCATTTACGCTAAAGGTAAAACCTGTAGCAGCATAAATCACATCTTCAAATGCATCATAAGCTGTACCAGATATATTGTCCACACCGCCATTAGTGCTTGTCACGATTAAGTTACCATTGCTGTCTGTATTAAATCCATAGACTTCTGGGGAAGATGCTTGTGCAAAACTTAACCCACCGCTTCCATCTGTTTTTAAAAACTCCCCTGCACTTCCATCTTCGGGAAGAATAAAGTCACTTACTTTAGTTAAATTAAGAGGCCCTTTAAAACTTATGTGGTTAGTATCTGAGTCGTCTGAATCGAACTCTACTACGTCATTTGAACCTAATTGAATACCACCAAAAGCATTAATTGTACCCGAAAAACTACCACCAGTTGCAGGGACAAATCCACTTAAATCAACAACAGCCCAACGTAAACCACCTGAGTCGCCAGATTGTGCTTGCAAGAAATATCCATTAACAGGACTATTAGATACTTTTAATTTTTCTTCACTAACGACATTCGATTGAAGTATTGCTTCTGTTACTGTGTTGTTGCTTGGAGTTCCAATGTTTACAGTAGTACCCATTACTACCGCAAAGTAACTTGCACCAATAGGAGGAGCAGCAGCCAGCTTGACTGTTCCACTAACTAAAGCAAAGCCTTCTGAAGGAGTAGATGTACCAGCATTAGGCTTCTGTAATACACCTTCTATTATTAATAATACTTGTTGTGCTGAAGTAGGTGCATTGCTTAAGGTAAAGTCTGTTGTAGTTCCGTCAAATGCAGGGCTAAGTGTAGATATAAAGAAGTTACCAATACTTTGTGTTTCTTCAAATGCACTTGTAGTTCCGTTATAAACATATAACTTACCTAAAGTCGTATGCCAGAATAAATCTCCAGAATCATTATTACTTGTAGGAAAACTAGAACCTATCCTGTATCTTTCTCCAAAATCGTTTATATCTCCACTTAAACCTACAAGGTCATCTTCTTTTAAAGTTGCTTTATGGTATGTATAATTTTGTCCTGATCCTGTAGAAACAACAAGAAATCTAACACCAGCAGCAACACTAGCTCCACGAAAGTTTGTAGCAATGCCAGATATATTTACTGTCGTACCACCTACTGTTTGACCAGATGCAGTTCCAGTACTGCTGACAGCCATTCCACCAGCGTCCGCAATACTTATAACTACACCTGATTGCGGTTGCGTATTAGGAAAAGAACTCTCATTGGCTATCGCTTCTAAACCACCAATAGGTGCTAGTTGTGCAGCAATATAACTTACGACAGCAGCAGAAGTAGGAAAGCTATTATCTGTATCTGACAGGTTATTACCTGTTTGTTTTGTAAGACCATCTAACTGGTTAAGGTCTGCTATATCAGATGTCAAAGCTGTACTGTCAGCTAATTTAGAAGCTGTACCAGATTGCATACCAGCTAAAGTAACTAGCTCTGAATCTGCTAATTTATTATTAGTAACTGAGCTATTTGTTATTTCATTTGTGCCAACTGAGTTGTTTGCAAGATGACTAGCATCCAAAGGGCTGCCAGCTATAAGACTTTTTATTTCTGATATTGTCTGATCTGTAGTCGCATTTGCTTCAATGGCGTTTAATTTTGCAAGCAAGGCATCAGTAAAGTTATTAGTATTAGAGTTTGCTTCGTATGCTGTTTTAATCTCTGCATTTGTTTGGTCAGCAGTAGCTCCAGTTTCTACGGTATCTAATTTTGTACCATCAGCAGATACATCTCGACCATCAACTGTTCCAGATGTAGCAATATTTTGAGATCCAAAATCAGGAGAAATCTTTGTTCCCTGTATAGCAGCACTAGCATTTACATCCGCATTAACAATAGTTCCATCAAGAATTTGTGTTGAAGAAATACTACCGACTCTTTCTAAAAATGCTTTAGTTACTGCATCTTGAGCATTAGTAGGATCTGAAACATTGATTATAGGTTTGCTCTTTGCGTCTTGTCCTTGCGGTGTATTTTGAATACCAAGAGCAGCTTCATCTTTTGCTTCTTGTATTCCATAAAGCAACTGCAATACAGCAGTATCCAGGTCAGCAGCAGTTAAAGTAGAGCCATCTACAAAATCAACAAGAGCATTTGTTACTGGAGTATCTCTACTAATTTCAATTCCAACTCCAGACTTAGGCGCACCAGTAGTTTCTTGAGTAGTAGTAGCTGAACTAATAGAACTAAATTCAATAGTCGTATCGTTTACAAAAGTAAAATTAGTGTTAGCTACATTGTTAAGTGCAACAACTATATGGTCTTTTATTACATAAGGGAAAGGTATAGAGAATTGTTTTGTTGAACCATCCCCAGTACCAGTAAATTGTGCAAAAGGCATTACATTGTCCTAACGTCTGTGTTTACTATAGATCGCCATGCTTCAACTTGATTAGGAAAATCATTGGCAGTTGAACTGACCTTTCTATTTAATATCTTATTCTGATTTCTTAAGTGTTTCAAGTATGGTTTTGTTCCGTCAAAATGTCTTACTGTGGCATTTCTGTATATTTTAGCTAATTCGTCAATTTCAGCTAACTTTGTAAGTTTGGCTGACCTAGATACTATGTTCCTGGGTTGACCAGTTACATCAAATTCTGGATCATAGTCAGGTAAGTCTCTATACATTGGACTATTAATTAAATTTTCTAATGCTTGAGCAAAAGTTAATCCAGTAGAAGGATTTTTATATGTAGTCATAAATTCTCTAAATTCCATAAATTCTTGATTACTCATTGAATAACCTTTTATTCCTAAACTTGATCTAGTGCTAAATCTTGGATATGACCCAAAGCCATGCAATCTAGAAAGCTCTTTATATACATTTCCGTTACGTTCTCTTGTAGGTCTAAACATAGCTAAGGGATGGATATTCATAACTAACATTCTTAGAAATGGATTGTTCATTCTTTCAGCACCATAAGCATAGTCGTACTCTACTGGCTGACCATATATAGGATCTAACTCAGGAGTACCAAACGCATTTTGTAGTCCAGGTATCTCGCTGAATATTTCAGAAGCGAGGTCGGCTGCTGTTGCGTACCAAGTTCTTTCTCCAGTTTTAGAATTAACAGACTCGTTTATTAAATATCTTTTATTGTCAAATCCAATTCTTGTTTGTCTTAATAATGCTAAAGGCATCTTCATATAACGTGCAATAGTTTTTTCAAGCAAATTGCGTTTTCCTGTATAAATATTTTGATTACCACTTTCTTCTGATGACATCAATTCTTGAAGTAAATCGTAGAAATTACCAATATTAGCCATAACACTTTTTCTAAAGTAGCCTACAGTATTTTCTTTAATTGTATCTCCTATAGCTTTTGCTGCTGTATAACCATCAAACCTTCTTAGAGTATGAGCATTAGCAATAATATATCCTTCTTGAGCTGAATTACTATAATCAATTTCAGCGTTTTCATCAAAAGGTATTTCAAATTGGCTATCTCTAGGCATACGTTTTATTGCATCTACATAACCACCTATAGATCCAAAAACAAAACTAGCAGTATCAAACATATCCATAGCGTACCAATGTGACCATTCTTCACTTCCAGGAGTTCTAAATCTTACTGCGTTTGGAGGTCTGTGTTTGTATCTGTTTAAATCACTTCTATTAGGATTTGTTGTTTGTGGTCCACTAAATTCCACTAAGCCAGTAGCAACCGCACCGATACCTAATGAGAACAAGTGCATACTTGTTGAGATTTCTCCTAAAGCTCTTTCTCTTTGGAATAGATCTTCAGATGTTATATCTCTCCAGTAACTATCTACTAGCCTGTTTGTTGGCAACGGAAGGTGTCGCAAAGCTCCTTTTACTAGGTTTAACGGAGTTCTGTTTGTAGGGAATACAACTCCCATAAGAGGTACAGCTCTTGTTGCTTTTTGAATTAAACTTGAAGGAGCATTTAAACCTTTCATTGCAATATTATCTACCCCTGTTGCGTTAGTAGGTAATCCCATTCCAAAGGCTCTAAATTGATCGTTGGTAGGTTCTGAAGCCTTTGTAAAATAATCCAAGTTGTTTGGATCTGCGTCTTGTTTATATTGTTCAGCAAAATCTAAAATATCTTCTGGTTCAGTTAAGCCTGTTTCTTGCGCTCTTCTTATTCCATATTCAGTTGTTCTTTGATTTCTTTCGACTTCTATACTATCTGTAAAGTTTACATAATCAGCAGCTTGTCGGGCATGAGAACTATCCATAAATCCACCTTTTATCAAACTTCCATCTGGCATTTCTACATCTGCTAAAGACCTGGTTAAAGCTGCTTCAGCTTTTTTATGTGCTTCGTTAAAGATTCTAGGATCGTGCATATCAAACCCTGCCATCATTTTTTGAAATAGCTCTTGCTCCATTAGCCTGGAATATTCATAAGCTGGTGCAACTGTCATACCAACCAATGTGTCTAACCCACTCATTACCCTTGAAGCTCCAGAACCAAATACAGTTTTTACTCCTTTAGTTAGGTAGTTAGCGGACAAGATGATTGGATTAGTTTCTGGATTAGTTAAATGCTTCGATACTCCTTTACCTCCAGCTAACATTCTTCTTGCTTCTCCATCTATATCCTCTTGAACATAGTCGTCAAACCTTCTAATTTTAGGTTGTTTCCCTGGGTTCTTACTTCTTCTATATCCGTCCGCTTCAAAGTAACCTCTGTGAATATTACCGAATACTTCATCATGTTTTACTGCTGATAAAGCCAATCTCATAGCGTGTGCAGAATGAATAAAGTATCTAAGATACATAGTTAGATTTAATTGCTGACGCATTTTTGCCATCCTTGCTCCGTCTATATCTCCAGCAGCTAAAGCCTTACGCTTAGTCTTTCCAGCTCCATGAAACTGTGAGTATGGCAATGTCATAGCTCTAAATAAACTACCGCCTAAAACTTTTCCAAGCGTTGCAGAGTTTAAGAAAATACCATTTCTTGCTATATTTGCAATTTTTTCCTGGGTTAACCTACCATCCCCTACAGTATCTAAGCCTTTGGCAAAGTTAGTCATAAAGTTATTCATTGCCTTAGTCTTGTCTTTATATAGATAAAGCGATTCAGCTATTACTTCCATTATTGCTTTTGCTTCTTTTGTTGGTTTGTTATTCATTACGCTGTCATAATCTTTCTTCTTCATTAATTTTTCAAATATATTTTCTTGCTCTAGTATTGCTTGCTTAAAGACACCTGGGATAGATTGCTGCTCTGGCATATCAGTTAAGTTATCTCCTTCCTGGACTTGTGCTTTTGAGTTAATTATTTTATTTGCTTGGTTACTGTCAGGAACATAAATAATATCTCCATCCTGTCCAAATTCTGCACCATCAAGCCTGATTCCTTGATACTTTTTAGATGCTAAATATTCCCCTAAAACTTTCTTTTGTGCGTCTGTTAGCTTGTTGTCAGCTACAACTCCTAAGCCTTCTATATTTAATTCCTTTAATAGTTGAGATAACGATTTATTTTGTGATGTTAAATCAAGAACTAGCATATCTGCATTAACGACTCCATCTACAAAACTAGATTTTTCCCTTACTCCTCCATCAACAGATTTAAAATATGTACCTTTTCCTAGTCCTTCGTCTTTAACTAATCCAGCTTTTTCTACTCCTTCGTTTAGTGCAGACTTACCAGCCTTAGAACTTCCGACATTCATTTCAATTCGTTGGTATGGAGGTATAAACATTTCTTGCCTACCTAAGAAATCCATTTGCTGCATCCTTAAGTTTTGAGCTGAAGGTCTATTTACTTCTGCTATTGCAACACTTACTTTCATTGCATCTTCCCATAAGGAAATCAATAAAGTTTTTGATGTATTGTCGTTAGGTTTTAATTTTATATCCAAGGCAACTTCTTTCATTTGCTGTATCTGTACGTCTCTAAGTAAAATTATTGATGCCTGGGCGACTTGTTTTTGCAATGCGTTGCTATCTCCTTGCATTGCTTTTTTATGCGTGGCTAATATTTCTTCTGTTCTAAAATTGCTTTCAGTTACTAATTGCAACGCTAACCTTTTCATGTTGTCCATAGTAAAGGAAGGTATTTTTGTAGCATCTTCTCTTGTTCCTAGCACTTCAAACAAGCTAGTTTCAAATGTTTTATTAGCAGCAATTATGTCTGTTTGATCTGTTGGTATATATTTCTTTCCTTCGGGTTTCATTTTTCTATTAATCAATCTTCTATACATTCCATCCATTGCTTCTTCGATAGTCATATCTCCGTCTCTTATCGCAACTTTTAATGTCTCTAAATTGCCTACAAATTCGTCTGGATCTATAGAATAGCTAGGCGATTCTGGAGCTGTATTCATTGGAAGTTTATCTGCTCTAGGATTTCTTTGAGCTAATCTTCCTTCTTGTGCGTCTCTAAAGATTTCTTTATATGATTTATAGCCATAGCCACTAAGTTTATTATTTATTTTTTCTGCAATTTCTTTTAATTTTTTAAATGGCTGTAGCCAGGTAGGTTCTTTTGCAAAGTCAAGTTGGTCAAATACTGAAAAAGCAAATGCCTGGACTTCTCTTTCACTCATTCTTTTAAGTCCAAATAAATATTTTTGATGTTTAGGGTAAAACGCTGCAACTATTTCTCTTAACTTTCTATCTACTGCTGGACTATCTAATAAGTTTTGTTCTTTAAGAGTAAGGTATCTATCTTGAATCCTATGGAATGATTCATGTCTCAATGTTTGCATCATTGATCCAAACTGCTGAAAATGACCTTTATAAGTCATTGCAAGAACTATTAAATCTTTTGAAGGAGTCGAACCAAATCTAAATAAACCTTTAGCTCTGCCAGTTTGACCTATTGCAGAAGGAGGTAAACCATAAGCTGCTGCTGATTTAGCATTTATTTTAGGCTCTATAGCATCAACAAGCCGTAAGTTTTGGACGTTCGCACCAGCTATTTTTCTAGCTATATCAACTAATTCTTGTGCTTGTTGCTCTGTAAGTGTTGTATCAGCATAAACGTGTTCGTTACCCATATTTGTATATACATCATCCGACAAAGCAAACTCTAATTGCTCATTGTTTTTAGGGTCAAGTGGGTCAAAATTCTCAGGATTAGTCGAATCTTTATATTCTTTGTTGTATTTATCCTGGAGTTTTTTGTTTGCTTTCTTTACATTTTCGTTTTCTAAATCTCCTAAATCTAATTCAAAGTCTGCATCATCAACATTTTTTACTTGTATCGGATCTTTTAATAATTCTACATAAGCCATGCTATTTCTTAAGGTAAGTTCTCCATCAGCAAATTGAGCTGCATTACTTAAACCTTTTAATTCATTTTTCATTTCCATATATGCCTTATGTCTTGCACCAGAACTAATGCCAATTTCGTCTAAGAAAGCAGTAAATTCAGCATCTTTTTTAGACTTTTTAGTCCACCTATTACCTGTAATATAAATAGCTCTATCAATGTCGTTAGCAAATTCAATTGTATATTGACCATATCTAGGCTTTGCTGACCCAGCCCACCTAGTAGAACTGAAATCTAATTTGGGATATTTACCCATTAAAGTAGGATATAGCAATCCAAAACTTGCGTCATTTAATTCCGAAGCGTCATTAAACTTATAACCTCCTTCAGTTATATATGGGAAAGTTTTTCTTTTTGTAGATGTAACTGAAGAATCTAAAACTTCTCCAATCTTTGAATGGTTTTTATTTAACGAGCCATTGTTTGCAACCAGCTCGTCCTCCAGGTCAAATATTTCTTTTTCAGAAAATCCCTGTAATAATTCTTCTTTTTCTTTATTTATGACTTTTTGTACTTCTTCCTTTTTAATTGGCTCAGGTTTTTCGTTTCTTAATATATCGTTAGCTTTTTCATTTAATCTTGTATCAACTTCTTGTTGCACTCTTGCTGGCTCTGATAACACCTTAGTTAAAGGTGCATCATCTGTAGCCATAGTTTCTCTTATAAGATCAAAGTTATCATTTACTATTGCTTTTGCTGATATTGGACCAGTTTTCATTTGAGCAGCTAATTCATTAATTAACCTATTTGTTCCTGATACGGAATAAGCCAAGCCTTCAAATCTTTCAGCCTGTCTTTCAGCTTCAAGCCTTTTATCAACTGAGTCGTCATAATCAATCTTATTGCCTTCTACTTTTTCAATAGCAGCTTTTTTATTCTTTTGAGTTACAGCTCTAAGTCCACTTATTTCTGTCCTAAGTTTTCTTAAAAATGTTTCTGCTATAGCTGTTATTTCTGGTAGATTATTTTCTTTCGACCATTGCTCTAGTCCTGGCAACGTACCTTCCTTAACTGTTTCTACTGACCTAGTAGATGCAAGCATCAACTGTCTTATTCTGTCTGCGCTAAATTTAGTGTTTTTAGCATACTTGCTGTAAACAAAATTTATTGACTCAAGACTAGCTCCTTCAACAGAGCCTAATGCTAACGCTTTGTTATAAGCTAATTCTTTAGTTGCAACTTTATCTAGAATATTTCTTGGTAGTCGAGATAATTGAGTACCTTCGATCATTAAAGTATTTGTAAGAGTTATACCTTTTTCCGCTAATGACTCTAATGTTTCTCCGCTATTTTGCATAAACAAAGCAACATCCATTGCTGTCATAGAACCTCGAACAGATGTTCCTTGAGCAATATTCTTTAGAGCTGATATTGTTTGCGCTTCTTTAACTGTTGCTACATCTACAAACCTTACATCTATTTCTCCTACTCCTGATCTTTGAGCAAGATCAAGCCTGTTGTGACCATCAACAACATATACTTTGCCAACTTCTCCTATCTCCCCTGTGGAATCTCTCCATACTGTTAATAAGTCAGCCAGATTAGGGTCGAAGGAACTAGCTTCTTTTAGTGAACCACTTACTCCTTTATTGTTAAATTTACCTTCAGCTTTAACTTGAAAAACAGTTGGGTTTACTGTTAAATCGCTTGTTTTAATTTTTGCTATTTCGCCAGCAGTAGGAGAAGCTAATCCAACACTTGTACCAAGTTGATTATTAAGTCCTCTGTCTGAGTCTGGTCTTACTTGTGCTTGAATTTTTGTTTCCGCTTCAATTTCTTTTGTAGCTTCGCCTAATGCTGTTGCTGCTTTTTTAACTATATTTTGTGATTTTTTAACTTCAGTTTCAAGATCAATTTGCTCTTGCTGTGTATATTTTTTCTCCCATTGAGGAGATTTTACGTCTCCTTCTTTCTTGTAATAAGCTAATAAATCTTTACCTGGTGCATCTTCATCTGTTTCTCCTACTCTAATAGGTTGTCTTTGCTTGCCATCTAATGCTCTTTCAGGAGGTGGGGTTTGTGTTTCTTCTACTGTGTCAGACTTTACTGTATTTTCTAGCTGTCCTTTAGTTGCTTCATCTGCATCTAGCTTTGCTCTAATTTTTTTATAGTATTCTATTGCGTCATATTCTTTCTTTAAAGTATCTGCGTTATCTACTGCTGCTTCAAATATCTTCCATTTACTTAAATAATTAACTAATGGTGCAATTATCCTTGACTCTGCGGAATCGACCATTGATTTTAAATGGTTAGAAGCTACTGAAAAACCATAATCCTCTGCTGTTTTTGTACCAATAGACTTATCCAATACATCCATCTGTGTATATTTTGTTGGAAATTGTCCTGGAAATGCTCCCTTAAATCCACCTTGAGCAAACTTTCTTGAGACGTTTAGTGCTTTACCTCCAGCTCCAAACGCTACTCCCATAGGAATACCATTAATTATTTCATTTACAAAGATGGATTTTATTTTTGCTTCAACAAATGGATCATTTAACCTTGCGTTATTGTTGATTCCTTCGGGTAAAAGGTTATCCATCAAAGAAGGTTGGTATGGATCTCCTAAAATAGTTTCTGCTATAAGCGAATTTCTTGCTCCTTCAACTGCGTTTTTAGCTATAAACTTACTTACTTTGCTAACTCTTGGCATATTGACAGACATCCAACTTATAGCTTTAGAAAGTTGAGGAGACGCAGCTTTAGCCTTTTTAAAGACGTTAGCAGCATAAACATATTCGTCTGGTAGTCCAGGAGTTAAAACTTTAGCGGCAGCAAATGTTGCAAAGAAAGGCGCAGCTTCCCCGACAAAAGTTGTTGTCATGTCAGCTAATGGTCTGCCAGTATCTATAACTGGATAACCTCCAACCAATTCATCAAAAGAAGCTCCTTTACCTCCAAGTAATCCCCAGTTTTCGCCAGCCAATCTATCTTGACCACTCATAGGTTCAAAGTCAGGATCGTCTTTTACTTGAAATGGGTCAGTTCCTTTTTCAATATTTTTAAAAATTTCACTATTAAGTAAACCTGTTTTGCTTGCATCAAGCATACTCATTCGGTTATTAACGTCTCCTAGTTTTTTAAAAAATTCTGGCAAACTTTTTTTATCAATTCCAGCCTTTACCGCTTTCATTGCTAATGCCTGTGAACCGACAACATCCCCTGTTAACATTTCTGCCATAAATCCAGGCATATCCATTCTTATCATGTCGTTAACAGTATTATTTATTCCTGTTACACCGCTAATTGCTGTCCTCTCAACTATGCGAGACAAATCCCCTAAAGAATTTCTTAGCCTAAACTGCCCTCGAAGTTCATCTGGTGCGTATTTACCTTTGTAGTCTTTACTAAAAATATTTAATTTATCGTATAAGCCTAATACTGGAGAAGATGTTTTTGAATCTTTGCCTATTCCAAAACCTATATCATTTTTAAACTTTTCTGTATAATAATTATCTGAATGAATTTCTCCAGGAGGAGTCGTATTTACTGGAGGAGCTGTATCTATATCATCAGTAATAAATTCTTCTTCATTTCCATAGCGTAAATTATACAGATCAATATTTGTTTCTGGAGCTTGAGCTAATGTTGCGTCTAGACTTCGACCCCCTTCGGTATTATTTTCATCAACTATTAATTCCTTTTCTGCCATGCTTAGAATGTTTTAGTTGTTTGATATAAATTAATCTTATCCTGTACTTCGTTAAATGTCTCTACTCCGTTTAAAGTCATTAAAAATTCTTTTTGTTGAGGAAAGTCTCTAAGGTTTTCTGGAATACTTTTATGACTCCAATCAATAGTATTATTTTCTGTTACCGCTTCTGGGTATAAATTTTTAACAGAATTTTCTGTTTCAAAAATAATAAACGATCCAAAATTAACTCCGTCTCCTCCGTCTCCTCCATATTTATCTGTAACTTTAACTATTTCAAAAGCGTTTTCTAGGTTTTTGTATGCTGAACTAATTTTATTTTGCATACCTCTCTGTCTTAATTTGAACTCTTTTCCTTTAAGTGCTTCGGCAGTTTTTATATTGTTGTTTATTTCTTCTAAAGGACTGATAAACACACCTCCTTGAGTCGTGCCATTTCTTCCTGTAAACAAAACATTAAAATAAAATTTTACCCCTGCATCTGGATTAAACATAACTCCATTAGGAGAATCTAAATGCAAAGCAAAACTATACTCCGAAGTTCCAGCAACATTTAAATTATCTGCATCAAAATTTACAGGATCAAGCCTGTTTATAATATCCCCATAACCTCCTTTTGATTGTTCAACATAGCTAGTACCAGGATCATTTTCTCCGTACCATTCTAAAGTTGCCGATTGACCTGTAGATAGCGGATCGACTCCTTGACCTTCAATATATTTTTTAAAATTACCATTCTCTTTGTCGTTCCTGTATTGGTCAAGAAGCTTATTTTGAGTTACTTTACTTCCATCAGAACTTAAATCAAAGTAATTATCAATCAAATAATTTTCTGTTGCACCTCTTATTTGTTCCCATGCTGCGTTTATTGTTGCAGCATCAGCAGAAGGAGTATGTGCTTTGTAAGCATCTTTAAATTCTTTTTCTAATTGGGATAAAGAAGAATTAACTTGTGCTGCTATTAAAGAACCTTCCATCTGGTCTATCTTTTCCGATAACTTTGAAGTATCTTTATTTAAAGCCATAGGAGTTTTTCCGTAAATTGTTTCCATAACTCTAAAATTTCTATAATATTGATTACATTGAGAACTACTTTTATCTGACGATAAAATACATTTATTAGCGTCTCCTTTTAAAAGTTTTAAATCTTGACCAAATTCTAAAGGAGTTAGATCGTAAACAAGATTTTTTAGAACTGTGTCTCTATCACTTTGTAATTCTTCAATTCTTTGATTAAATTCAAATTGAGTTATCTTGCCAGCATCTAACTTGTTATTTAACTCTTTTTCTTTGTTTTGATAATTTTCTTCTATTTTTGATAATATTACTTTCTTAGCTGAAATAACATTACTATCTGCTCTAATTGTATTTTCTGTTCCGTTGTTGTTGTAATTTAAAAGTATTGCTTTAGCGTTTTGATCTTCGTCCCCATCAATAAATACTTCATCTGTACCAGCCATTAAGTCGCCTTGATTATTTATCGACCTAACTGTTTTATCTGCTTTATTAAAATCGTCTCTTTCTCTAATAATATCAACAACCATATCTCTTATAAATCTTTTTCCTCCCAAAGTATCAATAAAAAATGTATTTAATTTATAGCCAGTAACGTCTCCTTTGTTGTTTTTTATTTCAGAATATCTGCTATTACTTGGACCAAAGCCAATTCCTTGAAATTCTCCATCTACCCCATAAAAAATTTCTTCCATTTTGTCTATCAGGCTTAAGCCATCAAGGTCATAACCTTTACCAACAGACATAAATAAGTCTTTATATAGCTGTTTTTTCTGCTCAAGACTTAAATTGGAATCGTTTATTCTTTCTACAATTAATCCAACTTGTTCGCTAGTTTTAGCATCTGTAAATGTTTCATCATTTTTTATGCTAGTTCCTAAAGAGTCAATACTTTTAATTACTTGTGCAGAAGTTTGCGTATTTAATATGGTGTCATAGGCTTTATTTTGTGATGTTCTATCGTTTAATTTGTGCTGAGTAACATATCCTTCGACATTATTATGTTCAAAAATTCCTAAATTTGTTCCTCCGTAAACGTGTTTATTGTAAGCAGCTTTATATCTTGGATCGCTTGGGTCTAATTCACTAAGAAGGACTTGTTCAACTACTGGCTTTGTTACTCCATCTACGACTTCGGTTTCTACTTGCCCTTTATTATTAATTTTAAATACTTGGTTTCCGTTTTTATCTAACTTATCTACTGAATATGCCTTATCAAATTTAACTGAATCCCAACTAGATAAGTTGTCATATACTTTTCTTTCTTCTTCTATTGAATACAAAGTATTTTGTAATCTTTTATTTTTTCGTATTTCTAATAGCGTTCTTTCTGCATTTATTACTTCTAGTTCATCTGCGTCCGACCAAGTACCTGACTTGTTATCTTTTTTCTCAACAATTTTTTCTAATTGATTTTCTATAGATTTAAGTCTTTTAGCTGGATTTAATTCTTTACCATCATTAGTTAACTGAAACGTATCTAATATTTGTGTAGCTTGACCTGTTAATGCTTTTTGTTCTTTTACTCTAAAATTTGTGTATTGATCTGGTAATTCTTCGATCTCTCTCTTAAGAGATCCCATATTATCTATAAATGCTTGAAATTCATTTTGCTTTGCAACTCTTGTCTCATCATAAAAATTATCTACTGAAGGAAGATCTAATGTAGGTACTAAGTTAGGCTCAGTAGGCTTTGAATAACTTTCTCCATACCATTTAAATTGTTGTATTTTTGGTGCTTGAAATTGTAAATCAACTTGGCTTACGTCTCCAGTAGATCCCCCAGCAGCAGATTGACCTCTCTTTTGATTGGCTTTTTTCTTTGGATTTGCGTCTCCAGGAGTTAATCCAGTTGTTTGTAATTTAGCCATTATGTAAGATTAGAGTAATGGTTATACATAGCGGTTTGAGCTTTTATAGTTGCTTGATTAGCTTGAACATTCATGTTATTACCAAACGCACCAACAACCGAGCCAGCCATACCAAGTGCATATGGACCAAAACTAGGCTTGGGTATTTCCAAAGGTTTAACTGGATCAAGATACGTTTTCTTAAGATATTTTCTTGCACCTCCTCTTCGAGCTGCTCGGTCAGATTGTGCGTCAAGTCGCTGAGTTTGTGATCCTTTAAGTGCAAACGCAGCATTTCTATTAGTTACAAAATCTGCTGCCGCCCTAGATCTTTCTATCTCTGCTAAAAGAGTCCAGGCATTTTGTCCAATACGTTGTGATGCAACTTCTCCTTTTTTCTGTAATGCTACTTTTCCTCGTTCTGTTTGTTCTTGCGCCCTTGCTTCCTGTATTTGTTGTTGCTCCATAGTGATCCTGGTCGAATCATTTTGATAAGCCAGGTCAGCCATAAATTCTGTATGTTGTATAAAGTCATCATTCATCTTATCTCTAGTATCTTCAGTCATTCTGTTTGACTGAGTTTGCAACATCTGACTTTGATATTGCAAATTATTCTGTGCGTTTTGAAACGCAACATTAGACTTCTGTTGCTGATAAGACATGAATTGCTGTCCTATCCCTATAACTGCACCGACTATCGAGATTGCGTCACACATTTTTAAATCCTGGCAAATTCATAAAAAAGACGACCTTCTACTCCAAATGTAGCGTGTTCTTTGATGATTGAGAAACCCATGTACTTAATCCATTTTACATGAGTTGTATTTCTTGCATCTACATAATTAAATAAAACTGGATAATTCATGTGAAATTTATCTAATTCTATTTTTGAATAACGTAAAAATGCTCTCATGTCTTTATAGTCTGAAGTCATAGTTCTGTGTCCTAGCATCCAGATCTTTCCTGTATTTTTTCTTTGTGGAATTACTCCATACATACCCATAATATTACCTTTTCGACCTACCATAGTCATACAAGGACTACTTCCAAAATAACAATATATAAGACTACTTTTTGGAGTTGATCCAGAATATGCCTGGACTTCTTCTATATCTTCTTGTCTCATATTCTCAGCAACTTCCACTACATCATTAGGAGTTGACTTTCTCCAATGAAATCTTTTTATAGTCGTCTTGCTCTGCTGTGTAACCATCCTTCCCATTCTGCTGATTGAATACGACAAGGTAGAGGGCTATCACTCAAAATCTCAACTTTTGTGTCGTTATTTTGAGCCATAACTGGCACTCTAAATTTACCTGTTAAGAAAGGTGCTTGACCTAACGCTGGTGGGTTTTGACCAACAATAAACCCATTATAAGGGTAAACGAAAGATGTTCTACCTCTTGGACTAACTTGTATTTTAAATGCACTTGTATCGTCAAAAACAAATGTCCAGGTTCTAATTTGCAATCGTGGACCAGCTATAACAGAAACACCACCTCCTGTTGGTTGTTCTTTAAGATAAGGAGTACTAAATTCGTAAGTCATATCGTATAACTCTCCTATAAAAAACTTTGCGTTAGATAAATCTCCAAGTACTGTCATAGTTCCGTTACCACTAAATCCAGATTGAGTTGCGCCAGTTTGTGATTCTGCGCTAGGTGTAATAACTTGACCATGTTGAATAGTATTACCAGCAACGTCTCGACCTACAACAGCTTGTATTCCTGTAGTAGCTGTTGGATATGGTAAAGAAATTATTGATTGAACACCAGCTCCACCTTGATTGATTACATTAATATGGCATTTAGTCTCATCTATTTTTCTATCTACTAAGATTTCTAAGTTACTACCAGGGTCAACTGTTTCTGGACGCAAGGAGCATTTTTCAAGATAAACTCCATCTGCATATTGAATTACAATAAATACATCACTATCTATTATTGATGAGCCAAGAACAGTCTTAGCTCCTTTGACTTCCCAGAATGACCAAGATGATTGTAGCTTTTCGTCTCCTTCATAAAAGAATTTATAAAAATAAATACGTTTTGGCTGGTCTTTACTAATAGCTAATACCGCTTCTTCTGAAGCACTACTTTCCAAACTAACTATATTTTTAGGTAAATACTTTGGTATTGAAGAAGATACTTCCTCTGATATTGGAACTGCACTTGAGACATCTTCTAAATAAAAATCACGCAAACCACTAAATTCTCCTTTAGGTACGGAGAAATAAACAGTTCGACCTACAGCAATAGGGTCAACATTTGGCTGAGTTTCGTATGTAGTTATAGCTGTAATAGTTGCTGATCGAGGAGTTAACGCACCTCCAATACTGACTGCACCAGAATCCAATCTAAACTGACCATGACGACTAAAGAGTAATAGTGTATTTGCAAATGCCAGGCTAGACGTTAAGAAATGAATTTCAGTACCGCCTGTGACTAGATCAATCGGGTCGCTATCTACAACTGTTTGTACTGTCTCAGGAAAAAATCTATCGTAACTATCTGCTGCGCTTAGTATTACGTTTTCATCTGCTAGGAATACAAGCCTGTTTCTAAAAGTATTAATGTTATTTAAGACAGTACCTACAAAAGTAGGAGTAGGAGCTGTAAGTAAATCGCCAGCAATTCGTGGGCTATAGTCAAACTCTTTAAATTCAAATGCACCTGTAGCAGCGTTACGCACTAAAACGTGTGGCATAGTTGATTTATTAAATTTAAATGGTTCTAATGGACCAACTGTTTCTCTCCATATTCCAAAACCAAAAGCTGTACCATTAGAGGTTTCAAACTTAACGTAATAGTCATCTAGCCTTGTAGTTTTAGTACCCTGGACTTTAACAATAAAATTGTTTTCACACAAAGTAGGTAAGTCATTGATTGTATCTATTGCTCCTCGAATAGCTTTTGTGTAAGTACCAGCTTTTGTATCGGTGCTTTCTAAAATAAAATCAGTATCGTCACTTCTTTCAATTCTAATAATGTATTGATCCTGGGTAAATGTCCAACCGCTAGATAGTGCAGAAGCTAAATCATTTCTTAAATCTGCTGCAATTGTACCTGAGTCTGGAACTGCTCCCCCTGCGGATGCTGTTGTGTAACTTGCTGTTGCTAAAGTGCTAGTTCCGTCAGCACTTTTTATTTTTACTTCGTAAGTAGTTGCGTAGTCAGCAGCTTTTATGAATACAATACCTTTTCGTGAAACGTCAGGAGACAATTCATTAAACCTACAATTACCGCTAGTGCTTGCGGATGCTCCAACTAATGTAAAAGTATTAGCATCTACAACAGTTGCAGTATATGTACCATCAACACTAGATCCTGTTTCAAAATCTATTTGTATTTTTACTCCAGTAGTTAATCCATGAGCATTGGATGTAACAGTTATTGCTGTACCTGACTGTGCATAAGTTCCAGGATGATCCATAGTGACCACCTTTTCTCTGTTTAATATAAAAGTGTAATCTGCAACTGACGCTATCCTAAAATTTTCTGCTGGATCAGCAGTATTACTAATATCTAAATAGTCAGTACCATTGGGAGTTGTAAGGGTTTGCGAAGTGCCATCTAAATTAAATACGTTTATAGCTCCGTCTCTGATAACAATTAGATATTGTATAGTTCCGTCTCTATCAACAACCTTTACAAATGGTCTACCTGTTCCAGCAGAGCCAGTAATTAATTTAGATATATGTTGAAAAGGAGGACGTTTAGTTAATCCTTCAACTGGAGAAGATAAACAATTTATAACTGATTCCGCTTGTGAAGCTAGTCGTAAAGCCGAGGGCTGTTGACTAACCCCATTAATCATATTCGGGATAGAACTACTAATTAATCCCATAACTACCTAAATAAAGCGTCAGAAGGTCTATAAGTTTTTATTGGATTAGCTCTTCGATTATGACCTCTAAGCATATTGTGATCGCTTAACGTAGTTTCTTCTTCTAAAAATTGCGCCCTAACTTCTTGCTCAACTAATAAATTTATTTCTGTTAAATCTTTACTGCCAATCATAGACTCCTGGAGTTCTCTACCAGTTTTAGTCATTATGAAAACCCTAGCGTGTTCTGGTAAATCATCCCAATCAAGAAGAATTGTTCTATCTACTTTTATATCTTCTGTAAATTCGTATGTATTATTTTTGCGATCATATAATCTTGAACCTCTTTGAATTACCTCTATACTTGGATAATCATAAGGATCAACATAAATTCTGCTGACGTTAGTTCCAACCGATATGTGGTTAGTTGTAGAATCTCTTACTAACGTAACTTCGTAGTCAGTATTAAATGACCATCCTTCGGTCTGTAATTTACGACTAACACTATCAATAGTTGTTTCTGCTAAGTTACCTAAGCCAAGTAAACCTTGCAGAGAGTTAATAGGAGCTTCTCCCATCATCTGTAAGGCTTTGTTGACCGCTTCTAATTTTGAAGTTCTAGCAAGTACCATTTACTTTTTCTTAGTTCCTTTTTTTGGGGGACGACCTTTTTTAGTTCCATATGTGCCAGTACCTTTAGGAGACATAATAATAAGGGAGTAAGTTTACTCCCCTATATTACCTACTTATGAGTTAGACGCATATATTTCAATAGCGCAATCTGGACGTAGTACGCCTGTACCATGAGCCATAGATCCGACCATAAATACACCCTGGTATAACGCATGAACGTCATTACCTGTTTGTTCCATTTTAAGATCCATTAACTTAACAGTACCAACCGCATCTGGTGTAAATGCAAGACCGATATTATCTGTATAGTCAGCATGATAAGTGTTGTTTTCTCCAGTAACAGCACTTCTGTTTGCTTTAGGTAGATTATTAGATTTAATAATTGAAATACCAGCAACCTTAAGAACTGTACCTTCTGAATATGCTCCAGATCCACCCCAATCTCTGTTTAAGACATCAGTAGTCTTAGCAAGTTTGTAATAATTTGCTGGATCAAGTGCAAAGTATCTTTGATTTTCTGGAACATTGTTCTCATCAAAGGTTTGTGCAACTGTCCATAGAGCAGTAACAAGGTCAGCACCAGTAACAGCAGCAACCGCAGCAGCAGTATTGGCAGTACCAGACTTAAGAATCTTAACTCTTGTACCTCCAGGTAAATCTGTGTTGAAGTTTGTACCAGTTCTAGCAGCTTGAGCTATTGTGGCAGCTACGTTTTCATCAAAGCGATAGGCTAAAGCGTTGCCCATTTCCTCTGTATATTTTGACCTTACATCATAGTGATTCTTAGCTTCTTCAATGTCTGCTAAAAATACTTGTGACACAAGTTTGTCATCAATATTTATGGTAGCTTCAGCGTGCTTGATGCTATCCCCTGTCAATTGTGTGCCAGGTGTATGATAAGAAGTTGAGCTGAGTCCAATAATTGGAAATTGTGCGGATTTTCCTGATTGAATCGTCCGAACTGTATGCAATGACTCGAATATTGTGGCTTTACGGAACGCAGAAAGTACCTCTCCACTCCACACTTTAAGAAAAAGTGCATCATAAGATGTACCAGTAGCATTGACCAAGCCAAGTCTCGAAGGACTAAAATTAGCCATGATTATTTGAAATAAATTTGGAATTAACCAGCCTTATTTCACTTAGTCTGATACCCCTCAAGGATGCTATGTGGAATAAATAAGTGTAAGGTTACATTAATAGTATCAAAAAATGGACGAATATCTACCGCAGATCCCAGAAATAGATGTATTGACACCGCCTAGAACAATTTTTTATCCACCTGTGGCAGAGATTCCATATTTAGATCCAATTCTTTTACCGAGTCTGGAACAAGTTGAGTCGGGTCTGGGAGATCAGGGATCTTCTGCTGAAGAAGAAAAAGCATCTTCAACGGAGGGAGGGTTAGAGCTAAAACCAGAGACAATACCGACAAACCTGCCAATCCCCAAAGAAACTTTATCAACTGAAGAACCTATAGCTACGTTTAATATACCATTTTTTAATTACGAATTTCCAGTACCAGCCCCAGAAGTCATTGCGTCCTCTGTAATCGCTGCTGGAACTGCGTCAGTAGTAAGCGTGGCAGGGGGTGTTGCCATGCAGTCTGTATTAGCTTTTATCAAGAAAACATTTAAGAAAATGTTTACTAAGGTTTTGAAGAAGGAGGTAAAGGATCTACAAACAAAGAAGGATTAGCTTTTACATAACTTCGTATATTGATTACATCATTGCAAATGTATGCGAACTTAGACTTAGGATTTATCATGTAGCCTGATGCGTGAAGCTGACTACATTTCAAAACACGAACTAGCTGTTTATCATGCACTTGTTTGTCTAATTCTTCTATGGCTAACTCTAGCTTTACTTTTGCTAAATCAGAACACGTTTCATTATTAGTTCCCAAGGGAATCATAAACGACATTTGAAATCCCCATCCTTCATTAATACTATAAGTCTCGCTACTAGGATTCTCTGCATCATTACCTGTATAAAATGGTGTAAAAGCCATAGTAGGCTGGCTACAAACTAGATTTCCAAACTGCAACTTACCTGTCATTCCATTATTAACATTCATATTCTGATTGATAATACTAGAGTTACCAATCGCATTTGGTTGAGCCTGTACGTTTGTATCGCCTTCGGCTTTTGCTTTACTGACTAAAGACAGACAAAGAAGTGATAACGCTAGTAGTCGTAATCGCATCATTCTGAGTTATTGTT